AGAGGCAAGACCACCACTTACAATACCTGCTTTAAAAGCATCTTTAAGATCTCCTCCACCAACAAGACTTCCTATACCACCACCAAGAAAGCTGGCTCCAAAAGTTCCTGCACCAAACGCAGGTCCTAAAAAAGGAATACCAAAAGCCGCTGCGGCCACCGGTATAGCAATAGGAGCCACCTTTTTTGCAATCTTGGCTACAGACTTGACAGCTTTCTTTACTCCTCTAAACACACTTTTAAAGAAGAATTCAGGTAGGCCTGTGTCTGGGTTAATGCTATTAAGCTCGCTGCCAACAACAAATTCTTGTGGGTCTAGGCCCATGTCGCGCATCTGACCAAAAAGAAGTTCTTTAATCTTTGGGTTTGATTCTAAAACCTCTAAAGGTATAACTGTCTCACCTTCTGCCGCGTGAACCACATATATGTCACCATTTCGACCGTATTCTGCCAGCTTTTTAGCTTGTTCCCGCATAGAACCAATGCCTATAGGAGCCATTTCGTAATCAGGAGACGCCTCTGCGAAAGACTGTAGGCCGTTATTTGATACTGTGTGTGTTTGCTGTAACATTAAGAAAGCTCCAAAACATTAGCGAAGACTTGAATCTTTGCTGCGGTGTCGCAGTTAAATTTTAACGTGTCTCCTGCCTCTAAAACAAAAGGGCCTGTAAATGACACGTCTGCGGTGGCAGAAGTAGAAGCTAACGTAGCTAAAGTAATCTTCTGCAAAATTACCGTTGCCGAAGCGGAGCTGTCGGTTATCTTGAATAATACCACGATAGCGCCGGTATGGCTATTATATAAATTTATATTTTTTACAAGGGCCTCCGTTGCTGCGGGGCATGTGTACACAACTACATCACCTGTAGACCCTATTGTTGTTACTATGTTTTTATACGCAGAGGCCATTAGCTTAAAAACCAGTTTTTTCCGTTATCATCATCTTCACCGCTAACCACAGCAGGAAAGTCTATTTTTGTTAAAGCCATTTCAAGATCACGCAATATTCTTACAAAAGTATCTGCATCGTACTCGTCTGGAGCTATCGGCATACTATGATCGAGTAATCTAACCATTATTGCCTTCCATCGGGACGTACATCAAGACGAAGATCACCTAATGTCCACGTTATATCTGTTGTAGAGCTTTCAATCCTCAAAGCAGCTTGTCTTGACCGGCTTCTAAGAAAAGCCTGTTGGGTGCTTGAAGTAATTGCGTTTGTAGAATTAGTAGACAAGCTATCTCCTGGAAAGTTGCGGGTCTTCAATATGTAATTTACAGAAGCATCAGAACTGCCGCTGGTAATGTCAATGTCTGGTATTAAACGACTTACAAACATAAACTGCTGTCCATCCCCAAGATCAAAGTCAGCAGACTCAATAAACGAAGTCATAGCAGAGCCATCGTCATTATTTCCTGTTTCATGGATGTAAACAAAGTTTGTAGAGTTAGCAATCCCGCAGGCTCTTGGATTATCGTGTATACCGTAATCTACCCAAGCCGTTCTTGACAAAGTTCCTAGATCCCAAGTGTTTTCCGTAAAGTTAAACTTAACATAACGATCTATTTCTGTGGAATCTGCTGTAGGATAGAACCAGAACACCTCATCAAACATCTTATTAGAAGCTGCAAAGCATTTAAAACTTTGTTCTAAATTAATGTCGTCAAACACATACCTAAGAAGAGTGCAGGGTATAACCTGAACACGCCCTGTGTAGACATAAAAGTTTTCACGATCCATCCAGAAAACCTTGTCTCCAACAGTTGTTACTGCATTCGGACCGATAATTGATACATTGTTTGCCAACATACTAAATCCAAACGTAAAGGGAGGACCTGTAAATCGCATGGCGTGGAGAGCCGTATCCGTAAAAATAAGCATTTCCTGACGGGTTTTCTGTGCTGATATGATTTCTGATCCAGAAGATATACGTTGAGAACCAGCCGTGTTTGTAGCAGTAGGAGTCCAATCCACATGGTTTTCTTGATCAGACCAACGAACCATTAACAAATCTTGAGCAGTCTCACCTAATGGATTACAGCCAAAACAGACAACATGCCGATCTGAACCTGACACCATTATCCTACGGGTTATTGTAGGAGCATCGGAAGATCCTGTTTGAGAAGCAAGGTCCGTGGCCCGTGAACCAATACCAAGTGTCTTATCCCAATAGTACGGAGTTCCATCAAAAACATTAAAAAGTAAGTCTTCACCCCAGTTGTCCTGACTAAACAAACGGATGTTTGATCCTATGTTTGCTGCGGTGCTAGACGATTCTCCCCATCCGACAAAGTCATTTGCCTCTTTAACAACTACTCCGTCACTATGAGATGCGGCAGTCGTCCCACGAACCCCTCGAACAACACCAGCATCTATTGTATTAGAAGATTTTCCTGTGTACTGAATTAGCTCACTACCTATCAATATTAATCCAACAAACGTAACTGAATCACCACTTGAGGAAGTCGCCACTGTTGTTCCATCAGTGCCTCTTGTCAGGTCACCAAATACGTTACTTACATTCGTTCCGTAACGTATTTTTTCACTGCCTATTAGGATCGTTCCTTTAGCTGGAAATCCGCTAGAATCAGCAACGGTAATAGAAGAACTTAGAACGCTTAAATTTTCTGCTGTTGTCGTAGCGGCTGTTTCAAAATTAGTCGCACTTGTTAAGGTAAACGAGGTTACGCTGTCATTTATTCCACCGCTATCGTTAAGAGTAGTCTGAGAGTAACCAGTTGTTAAACCACTCCAAAGACCAGCACCCCACCCTGTTCCGCTCACAACTGTGTTAAGACCTGTGTTAATTTGATAGTTAGCAATAACAGCAGAACCACCTCCGGCTGCATTACCTCTAGCAATATATAATTGTGAATCTCCTGTAGTTATTTGCCCATGTCCTGCATAGTGACCAAGACATAAGTTGTAGTCACCTGTTGTAATTTCATGACCCGCTTTATATCCAAAAACATGGTTTCCGTTTCCACTAGTATTTCTATTTAAAGCGTTTACACCAAAGGCACAGTTATCAGCACCAGTGAATTTATTTCCACCTTCTTGAGCTGAGGCAACATTAGACCCAACTAAAGTATTAGAACCACCAGTTGTAAGCAGAGCTGCTCCATAATACCCTATTATAGTATTAGAATTAGCTGTTGTTTGTTGTCCACCTGCTTGAGCTCCCATGATACAATTATAACTTGCACCTTCGAATTTTTCAGCAGCTTTCCAGCCAAGGACAGCATTTGATCTACCTGTACCAGCATTACTAGAGCTACCACTACAAGCTAATTGCCCGACTGCAGTGTTTTCAACTCCTCCTGTATGTGTAGCACCACATTGTGCTCCAACAAAAGTCATACTACCACCACCAGCAATAGCAACTCCTGCTTGGTAGCCAAGAACTGTACAAGAACTTAAATCTGTACTAACTTTTAATGCCTCAAATCCAAGACAAGTGTTTTTACTTCCAATATTAATCGCTTCACCAGCTGAGTGACCTATAAATGTACAATCATCTGCAGTTGTTATAGCAGTACCAGCATCATATCCATACAAACTATTATTATTAGCACTTGTACTAGTGAAGCTATCACCAGCATTTGTACCAGCTACAGTGTTTTGCTGAGCATCGCTAGTTACACCTGCAGCAACATCTTCAAAAGCTGGAGGGGAACCTGCACCTGTTGAAGTCAATACTTGACCGTCAGTACCTGGTCCTACGTGAACTGGGTTACCACTAGCATCATAAGTAATTATAACACCGTCTGTACCACTAGCCATTTTAGCTAGTGTAATTTGGTCGTCAGCTATATGTGCTGTATCTATAGATCCATCAGCGTAGTGCTCTGAATTAATAACATCGTCTTGAATGTTATCACCATCTATACAATCGGCTGCTAAGTGAACATGATCTATACTTCCATCAGTATAGTGTTCTGAATCACAAGCATTGTCAGCAAGATTATCTCCATCTACGCAATCATTAGCTAGATGAGCGTGGTCGATACTTGCATTAGTATAGTGTTCTGAGTCTATAGCATCATCTGCAATCTTCGTTCCATCTACAGCATCCGCACCGATCTTAGCTGTTGTTACAGCTCCAGATCCAATCTTAGCTGCAGTAACTGAACCATCAGCTGGTACTTGAAGTGTTGTAGCTGAACCAATTTGAGTTACAAATAGTGTTGAACCACTTGCAGGAGGATCACAGAATTTAATACCATGTGTATCATTTAAGTAGAAACCTTCTTCACTTCCACTGAATGTACCAGCATTAGGTTTCTGTATAACACCGTTTAAACTAACTATTAACTGTTGAGCACTTGTAATACTTGCATCTGCAGATGAATCAAACAAATCAAATTCTTCATTAGAACCATTAAATGTTGGACCTGAACCTCCAGAAGCTTGGTCGTGATCTTTAACTGTTAATATCTTAAAGTCTCCAGCTGACGTAACTTCTTTCCATGCACCACCTATGAAAGTGCAACCACTTACCGCTGTGTTATCATTTACTCTTACCTTAAATTTTACATAAGGAACTCGTTGTACTTTGTCAGTGGTTATAATGTCCATTATCCTTGCCTACCAGCGTATTCGATCTCCAAATACTTGATCATGTTCTCTGGCGTTGATTCCACATAAGGGTCATCATCTGTACCCTCGTTGTTGATACCAGGTTCCTGCCACCATCTTTCGATTGTGTTATCATTAATGACACACATATATCTCCAACTTCTGTTACCAAAACCCAAGTGGTTCTTTCCGATAAGCATACCCATAAATCTTGTAAAGTTTCCGGATCCATCAGGAATCATTTTTACGTTTTTAATTTTCATATGCAGTGCCCACGCATTCATTACAAACGAATCATTCACAGACACGCAATATATCTCGTCCACGTCCAGTCCTTTAATTTTCTCATAGTTTTCTTCGAAGCCTGGTAGTTGTAGTGACGAACAGGTAGGGGTGAATGCTCCTGGCAAACTGAACAATACTGCTCTTTTGCCTTTGAAAAAATCATCTGTCGTTTTATTAATCCACTG